CCTAGGGGGATTTAGGGGGGACTTCTATTTTTCCTTTTTCTGCCGGGCTTTTTGCAGCTCTTTTTATCAAAAAAGAGCTGCTTTCCGGCAAGTGGTCTGGGAGATGGGCAGACCAACGCGCAGCGGTGCTGGGAATGGTACACAACCAATATGACAAACAGAACTTTTCTAACTTATCATTTTTACACAAAAAAGAGAGGAAAAATCATCACTTTTTTGTTTTAAAAAACATTTCTTCCAGGCATCCGGGACAAGTGTTTCTCTATATGTCCGCACATCGTTTCATATGCGTTATGATAAACCTTACAAAATATCATCAAGAAACTTTAAGTTCACCTTTATGGGGGCTTTTATTCCAATTATCCCGTGTCAATCGTTGACACGGGATAATTCCTTATAATCATTGCTTTGTTCAACTTTCATTATTTGTTCTGGATTTTGCTTCATAGCATCCATGTACATTCGGAAAGCCCTTTCAGCAGCAACTGTCTTGGTTTGTCCAAGGCTCTCACAGAATTGCTCAAATTCCTCATGTAAAGCTCTGTCGAGATACAGATTCAAGTATCGCCCGTCTTTCTTTGGTCTAGGCATTTATATCACCATCCTCTATTATTATTTGAATTTTATTTCGGAATAGTCCGTTTATACAACAATCACACACAGATTTGTTCCATAGATTTTGCTTATTAGACAATTCCTCTATAGTACCAATCCATAATGGTTCGCCGAGCAATGATAGATTAGTTTTATTAACTTTCTGTTTCCCTTCCATTATAACAAATTTTTGTGCGTCTTTATAAGCCAACCCTGCTTCATGCAATAAATCTATTTTCTTGGATGCTATTCTATGTGAACGAAGTGTTTTGGTTTTACAATTCGCATTTATATATGCTTTTTGTGTCCAAAGTTCACACTTTCGAAAACCACAACTTATTAAAAGATAAACTAATTGTTTAACTGTAACATTCTCACCACACAGCATAAAACGTAATTTCCTCCTTTAGCGTCCGTCATTATAGCAATTATAAAAGGCGTCAACTAGATCCGCCAGATCTTGAGCAGACAATTTTCCAGCCAAAGCGGGAGGGATGCGATTGTAACAAGCACGAAAAGTGTCATCAAATGCGCCTATCTTGCTGCACTTTTTAACACGCTGATATTTTGCCATGAAAAAGACATCCGGAAGAGAAAGGTCGCCATTTTTTAAAGACGCGGTAACCTCGCCACTAAAAACAGAGGTATCGAGATCGAGCAGCTCCTCAAGCGAGCAGCCAAAAGCAGACGTGAAAGCCTGGACGACTTTTGCCGACATGTTTTGTGTAGAACACTCTCCAGACTCATACTTCTGTAAAAGTCGGATATTAACACCGACTTTTTTTGAAAAATCGCTTTGCGTCATTCCGCAAAGCGTTCTGATTTCTTTAATTGTTGCCATATTCTGTTCCTCCCTGTGTTTGTTTCGTTCCTTAACTTTGATTACATCATACGCCAATTTTGGCGTAAAGTCAATATAAAAAGAGAAAAAATATAGTAAAATAAAGTGTTGACAATACGCCAATATTGGCGTATAATAAAAACAACAAAGGAACAATAAAGAAAACGGGAGGAAATAAGAATGAAAATTTATTTTGAAAAGACAAACGGAAACAACAAAGTGATCTTTACAGATGGAAAGACCGCAAAAGTATTTGACGGAGCACCGACCGGAAGAGTTGATGGCGTAGACTTATATGGAAAAACGCAGCGGAAGAATTAAGAAAGAAATACGAACCGGCGGCTTTTGACTTCGAAGACGTGAGTGATCACAACGAAGTGGATTTTGAAGAGATCGAAGAGGAACTGGAAGAATCCGAGCTGATCTGTGAAAGATAAGGAGAGTATAAACAAATGGGAATGTACGCAGAAATCAATGTGTGTTTTGATTTGACAAAAGGCACACCAAAGAATGTTGTTGATGTTTTATATTATCTTATAGATGATAATGATAAACCTTCAGATTTACCTAATCATGAATTTTTTAAGTGTGATAGATGGGATATGGTAGCTTGTTGTGATAGTTATTATTTTGACGGAATGACTAATAGCAAGATCATGTTTGATAACATTTCAAAATGTTATAAGGTTAATATTCGAGCCAATTTAAAAAATTATGATAATGAGATTGATAAGTTTCTACATTGGTTAGCACCTTACATTGATACAAAAGGATTTATTGGATATACAAGGTACGAAGAGTACGATGATCCTACATTGATTTATATTGATGATAGAGATGTGATATATAAGGGCGTTGAATAGAGAATATATAGCTATAAAGGAGGAAAACGAAAATGAAAAAATATGAATTAAAGAAATGTAGCGCGGAGTTCGCATGGAAGGAAAGAAAAGAAATAAAAGAGGGATGCACGATGTACGACGTGGAGCCGGAGAGGCTCGGAGAATTTGAGAGCTTGGAAAAAGCAGAGGAAGAGCTCGCGAAATATAAAACCGAGATCAGCCAGTCTGGCGGTTTATTCTCTGTGACGGAGTACATGATCCAGGAAAACGAGTACAACGAGGGCGAATGGATCAACGGCGGAGATATTTGGAGCTTTTCAAAAATGGAGATCGAGGTCGTAGACAACGAGACGCTGGAGCTGATCTGCACCGCGGAGAACTACGAAGAGGCGGAAAAGATCGCCGAAGACTACGCGGAAGAGGCAGGAGCGCACCTGATGTTATAAAAGAAAAGGCAGCCTTTAAGGCTGCCTTTTTGCATGAACAAATAATAACAATACTAAATAAAAATTTTTTTCTTGAAAATCATAACTATCTATGGTATCCTATTCATATCCTTAAATAAAATTATTTGCAAAGCCCGTGTCAATCATTGACACGGGCTTTGTTCTAATCTTCTTTATATTTATGGATTTGATGTGGGATCGGGCTATGCGTTCCAGGACCAGGGCTGGAAACAGCGCAATTTCCTGCTGTGCGATCTGCAGGAAGTGGTGCGGCAGTCGGATCAGGCCATGATAGACGCGCTGCAGCGAATTTGCTTCGGAGACTATACAGCAATCGAATATTTCAGCAAAAATGCCAGAAAGAAGCCATTCTCGAGCGAAGAAGAAGTTGTCTATCGAGGAAGTAGAGGGACGCATCCGTAGAATCTACGACGGGCACCTTAGACTCTGGAGAGAGCCGTCCATGGCGGACAATGTGATCTGCGGCGTGACGAACTTTGAAGTTAAGCGAGTGCTGCGGAAAGCAGCAGACGGAAAAGACACCTTTTTCCAGACACACGATGGCTACTGGGTGACAGGAGATCCGGAACTCGTGGAGTTCGTGCCGGAATAGAAAAAACTTGAAAAAATAAAGCAATAGTGCTAAGATATATCTACAAGATAGTTAATATCTTGCGTCAGACACCGAGTCTGTGAGTTAAAAAACATTATTGAACTTCTGGTACTGCTTCTGTAATATCTTGCGTCAGACACCGAGTCTGTGAGTTGAAAAACATTATTGAATAAGTGCGGAATGTAGCATAAAAAAGGACGCAAACATGCGTCCTTTTTTATGCTGGGAAAATAACAAAAAATATTGACATATATACTCCAATGGAGCATAATACAATTAACAAAAGACAAACAAAAAAAGAGAATAGGAGAGAAAATGTACTGGAAAGATATCTTACAGTTTTACGAAAACATGGGAGTAGAAGATATTATCCCAATCGCGCACACGCGAGTTAAGCCGAATATAAAAGTATTGCTGGATGAAAGCGGAAATTTCGTCGGTGCAATGTTGAATGAGCAAGATCGTTTTACGATTCCGTGCACGATTGAATCGGAGTCGAGAACGAGCGGATGTGCACCGCATCCGATCCACGATAACATGCAATATTTGTGCGACACATACAATGATCCAAAATGCAAAGAAAAACACGAGAACTACATGAAGCAGCTCGAGAAGTACATTGAGGAGGTAGACGACGAGCTGGCAAAATCGGTTTACCGTTTTCTTGAAAAAGGGCTTCTCCGGGATTGCATCAAAGATCTTTTGAAAAAAGTAAATCTTCCGGAAGAAAAGGTGATGATTTGTTTCGTAATGGTAACAAGAGAGGCATTAACAAGAACCTCTATATCGGAAGAAAAATACAAAGATTTTTGCCTATACGCATTGCGAGCTGGAGACGGGCAAGATTTCAAATGGCGTGACTATTATCTGAAAAAGTTGACGCCGAATGGTATATGCGGAATAACAGGAAAACCGGATTTCATCCCGCCAACTTACCCGAAAGGGATAAGAAACTCGAGAGATTCGAGCAAATTATTCACCGGAGGAACAAAAGAAAACTTGAGCATGAACGGAAAGCCGGTGATCAACCCGGGTTATATGATTTCGCAGAAAATAATCCACACGCTACAGTGTATGGATTATGAGGGAACGCAATGGGCATACCAAGTGATCCGGGAAAACAAAGGAATCACAAACGAAGTTATAAACAAAATTGAAAACGAGCGTGAAATGATGGAAAAAGAAAAGAAAAGGTTTGAGGAGAAAATAGAAAAAAGTTATAACGCGATAGCAAAAAACAAAGAATGGATGGAAAAGAAAAAAGAGGAAGACTGTGATGACAATTAAAGAAATAAGAGAGCATTCCGGACTTTCACAAGAGGAGTTTTGCAAGCGGTACGGGATCCCGAAAGGGACCCTGTGCCATTGGGAAAGCGGAGAAAGAAAGCCACCATTATACGTGTTGAGCCTGCTGGAAAAAGTCGTGAAACAAGATAAAAAGAAAAATAAGAAAGAATTATAAGGACGCATTTTTGCGTCCTTTTTTGCTTAAAAAACCCGAAAAAAACATTGATTTTTATGCTCCATTGGAGTATGATACAATTAACAAAGGAACAGGTTAAAACGATTAATGAAAGATAAGAAAGGGAAACAAAATGGACGCAAAAGAAGTTTTAAAGAAAATGAACGAAAATTACTTTTCAGTAGCTGCAATTCGCCGGTGCAGAAAAGACGAAAACTACGAAGTGGG